TCATGTATATACCCTAAGATTCTAACTAGTTTTTTGCCTATAGAGAAAGAATCAAAGAGAGAAAAAGTTTTAGAAACCAACGAATTCCCAAAAAGTGGAAGAACCATATAATTGTATTCCTCTGTTGTTCCATACCATTTAACTTGAGGAATTCCTTGAGCCTTCCCAAGATATTGATATATTTGCGTTTCTCTCTTCAACATATTTGAATCATTCATTTTTGATTCTATTTTTATGGCAACTAGTTCTTTGGTTCGCATATTTTCACCCTTATATATTGCACCAAATTCTCCATTATTTATTTTTTCTATTAATCTATACTTATTCGCAATTAACATTTATTACTAATACTATTATGGTAAGTTCTTTTTAATATATAGCAAACAACATAAACATAACGCTACATAATATATTAACTGATATGGTTAAATTTTGCGCAGAGACATACCCAGCGGGAAAAGAAGAGAAATACGCCGAATATTTTGAAAAATACTCATTCCCTCTTAGTACTTTTCAAAAGTTTGCAATTGAGGCAATTGTTGAAGGGCATCACTCACTTAGTTGTGTTCCAACGGGGTCGGGAAAAACCATGCCCGCAATTTTTGCAATTGATTTCTTTACTAGTAAAAAGAAGAAGGTTATTTATACTAGTCCTATTAAGGCCCTATCAAATCAAAAGTACTATGAGTTTACGCAAAAGTTTCCTGGAATTAGCATTGGGCTACTGACCGGAGATATTAAAATTAATCCTGAGGCTGATGTCCTTATCATGACAGCAGAGATTCTGCAGAATACTCTATATAGAAAGAAGCAGAAGGATGTTCCAAATATGCCTAACTCCAATTCCTTGTTGATGTTTGATATGGATTTTGATAATGAACTCGGTTGCGTAATTCAAGATGAGATTCATATGATTAATGATTCTGAACGCGGACATGTATGGGAAAGTATTATTTTGCTTCTACCACAGCATATTCAGATGGTTATGCTTTCGGCGACTTTGGATAGACCGGAGAAGTTTGCGCTTTGGATTGAAACTCGTGGAAATTCTGCGGAGATGACCGAATGCCAAAAACAAGTCTACTTAGCAACATCTAATTTCAGACATGTCCCCTTAACGCACTATAGTTTTATTACAACTAATAATGGAATATTTAAAGCCATAAAGAAGGATAAAGAACTAGAAAAGGAAATTAGAGATACAACCGATAAACTAATTGTTATTCAAAGTCCCACAGGAGAGTTTAATGAGCCAAATTACCATAAGGTAAAAAAGATGCTCACTTTATTTGAGCAAAAACAGGTCTTTGTTAAACGTTCTCATGTTCTGAATCAACTTTGCAAACATATGGTTGAAAATAATATGCTTCCAGCGGTCTGTTTTATTTTATCCAGGAAACAAATAGAAGTGGCAGCACACGAAATTACGGTTCCTTTGTTAGAAGACGACTCAAAGGTCGGCTACATTGTTCGCAGAGAGTGTGAGCAAATTTTGCGTTCAAAGTTGCCAAACTATCAAGAATATCTAGAACTACCGGAGTATTTATCTGTCGTAGGACTACTTGAAAAAGGAATAGCAATTCATCATAGTGGAGTTATGCCAATTTTGCGTGAGATTGTTGAGATTCTCTTTGAAAAGGGTTACATCAAATTTCTATTTGCAACAGAGACATTTAGTGTCGGGTTAAATATGCCGATTAAAACCGCAATATTTACTGATGTTAAGAAGTTTGATGGTTCTGGTATGCGCATGTTACATCCACATGAATTTGTCCAAGCATCCGGAAGAGCCGGTAGAAGAGGGATTGATACCGTTGGGCATGTTATTCATCTATCCAACCTTTTTAAGAACGTAGACTTGACCGAATATAGAACAATGATGCACGGTAAACCTCAGACACTTATTAGCAAATTTAAGATTTCATATAACCTGTTGTTAAATCTAATTAATATTGGAGACCATGATTACTTGAAGTTTTGTAAGAGGTCTATGATTCAAGATGACATAGATGCTAGTCTAGGCACTATTTATAATAAAATGGCAAACTTGGAATCAGAAATTGATACTATGTCACAAAGTCTAGAGCATCTAAGGACACCACTTATTGAGGTTGAAAAATATTTGAATATGCTAGATGCCAGAAAGACGTTAGTCAATAAGAAAAAGAAGGATATTGAGCGAGAAATACAGACCAGCATTAATGTATTTAAATTTATAGAAAACGATAAAGGTAGTGTTATTCGGTATCGTGAAAAAATGGCTGAACTTACAAATATGAGAAAACAATTTAAAGAAACAGAATCATTTCTAAACGAAAGTGTTAAAATTATCCTTAAAAAGATGGAATCTGATGGCTTTATTAAAAAAGAAGAGGGGTTAAATACTCTTACTTCAGTCGGTTTTATGGCCACTCACTTGCGAGAAGTTCATTGTCTTGTATTTTCAAAGTTAATTGAAAAGGACTTATTAGATGCTCTTGATGCAAGACAAATTGTGGCGGTCTTTAGTTGTTTTACAAACGTCAACGTAAGTGATGAACATAAGTCGTTTAAACCAAATACGTCGGATATGGTTGTAAAGAATCTTATTGAAGAAGTTACTATACTATATAATCACTATCAGGATTTTGAAACTGAAAATAACACGTTTACTGGTGTTGATTATAATATTCATTATGACTTGATTGATGCTGTATTGGCTTGGTGTGATTGCGAATCTGCTCCAGAGTGTAAATTAGTCCTTCAGAATCTAGAACAAAATAAGGGCGTGTTTTTGGGCGAGTTTGTAAAGGCTATTACAAAGATTAATAATATTTCAGGCGAAATGGAAAAAATAGCAGAAAGTATTGGAAACATATCACTCCTTAGTAAATTAAGAGACGTACAGCGTCTAACATTGAAATACGTTGCAACAAACCAATCTCTTTATGTTTAAGTCATAAAACAACTCTTCAGTTTTTGAATATTTTTTAACACAGTTTCGGTAATAACATCGTTCTCTCTATATTTATTATAATCATTGTAATCCATAACAAAAACTCTATATAAATTATGTATCTGGGGGACTTGAGACTGGTCAACAAAGTAATCGGGGTTATTATCTATAAAGTCCACAACCTTATACCAATCAGTATTTTTCAACGTCAAATACTTATTGCGCTCTATATTTGTAGCAAATATTTTATAAATGTTAGTTTTTTTCTTAGATACCATACTATAAAACGACATATCTTCAGAAGGTTGAATTGAATGGGTTACATATAAAGTATTCTCAATCTTCTGAAATAAGTCTGCTAAGGTTGCATCCTTTGGAATAGATATGCATTGACTGCTATTATCAGTAATAATTTGAAATAGAATAATATTTCTATTCTGTTTCAAATGTGGTTGCTTCTTTGAAAACATCCTCGGCTGGCCTTTTGTGGCGAGGTTCTTTAAGTTGTTTTACTAAATCAATTTTTATGGTAACATCCAAAATAATTATGTAACGGTTATTACGATATTCAATGTTGTAACAGAAATTATTATTGTATATTTGATTTTTCAGTAAGGGCGAGTTTTCGAAGTCCAAAAGTGTTCGAGATTTTCAATTTTGGACATTTTTTTTGTCCAAAAATCGAAAAGGGGAAGTATTTCTTGGAAAATACCCCGAAATTTTCCATTTGTGAGCATTATGGTCTGAGACACAAAAAAAATCATTGAAAAAGTGTTACGATAATTTTTTTTGTTTTTTAAAAAATTGGCTTAAAAATTTTCTATAAGTATGTATAATTAGGAAAAATGCCAAATTGGGAAATTGTAGATAGTGCCGATAAATACTATTGTTCGCATTGCGACTTTAAATGCAGTAAAGGAAGTAATTTCAATACTCATTTACTTACACGAAAACATCAAATACTAACAAATCCGAACAAAAAAATGCCGAAAAATGCCCCAGCACAATATGAGTGCGTATGCGGGCGAAAGTATAAACATTTATCCAGTCTGTGTAATCATAAAAAACTATGTGACGTATTATTAAACGATTCAAACGACCTACCAGAAATTATGGGAAAAATACATCACGAAGAAATTATCAAAGAACTTATGAAACAAAACGCCGAATTTAAGTCTATGTTACTTGAGCAGAATAATAAACTCATTGAATTAGCAAAGGAAGGTAAACATGTTACAAACAACACAACTAATAATACTACAAATAACAACTTTAATTTAAACTTATTTCTCAATGAGAAATGCAAAGATGCGCTAAATATAATGGATTTTATAAACCAACTTCAACTTAAACTATCTGATTTAGACATGGTTGGTAGAGTTGGCTATTCTGAAGGCATATCAAAAATATTTATTCGTGGATTGAAGGAGTTAGATATTTGTAAACGCCCAATACATTGTAGTGATTTAAAGAGAGAAACCCTATATGTAAAAGATAAGGATGCTTGGGAAAAGGACAATGATGATAAAACTAAATTAAAATTAGCAATTAAACATATTAGTGCAAAAAACGTTAAGAATATATCCGCTTGGATAGAAGAACATCCTGAGTCAGAAAATATAGACACAAAAAAACATATGGAATATCATAATATAATAATAAACGCAACGGGTGGTTTAACAAACGAAGAAGATGAAAAGAATTATAATAAAATAATCAGAAATGTTGCGCAGGAAGTTGTTATTGATAAAAATTTGACCTAACACTAATTCGCCGAAAGATTATTAATATTTTTGCGTTTTTTATTTAGTTATAATTTATACTATAAAATATATCAAATAAAAGTATGTCAAAGACACTTGTAATAGTTTTAAGCGAAACTAGAGCACATGAATTAACTTTTGATAATTTTAAACAAAACGTTATAGATGAATTAAATGCGGATTTATGTTTATGTATTGGCGTAAAATCCGACTATGATTATAATAATCCTTTTTATAATTTAGCAAAATACAAATTTACTTACGATGAACCAGACGACTTTGCTGATGCATTTGATTATGCGTATAATATAATATCTCAAAATAAACCCAAGTACGAGTGTCTTAAAAATGTTAATGCATTGTATGGAAAAATATCAAGCCCGTTACAATCCGTAGAAAATATTAATTATTACGGAATGGTAAATAGCGACTATGATATAAATTTTAATGATTTTAATGAGGATGATGAAATAATCGTACATACCAATAAATTTCCTGATGATGTGTGGAAAAACCGGGTTTATGGTATAAAAAATAGCAATAACGATGATTTAGTTAACCAGGAACGCGTGGTTACTTATAAAAAACCGTTATATTGGCGCGAATTTCTAAAAATTAAAAACCAATTTTTAGGAGGAATAAAAGACCCAGATAATCAGCATGATGGTTCTGCCGGAATATTAATCTTTTTTAGATGGTTTTTATTAAAATCTCTTATTGATAATGATTTAATAAACAAATATGACAGATTTGTTATTACCCGAAGCGATTATATATATCAATTACCTCATCCAAAATTAGACATTATGCCTGAAAATTTTATATGGATACCTAATTGTCAAGGTTGGGGTGGGTATACCGACCGGCACGCTGTTTTATGCAAAAATACTATTGAACCATATTTAAATATATTAAATAATCTTGTTCTTAGGTCAAATGATTTTTTTATGAAAATGAAGAATTATTATGAATGGAATTTAGAAAAATTAATAAAACTGAATATACAACAAAATAACGTTTTGCATATTGTAAAAGAATTTCCATATGTTATGTACACAGTAAGAAATGTTAACGGTCCAAGCAGTTGGGTTTATGGACTAGGCGAATATTCTAATGAGTTAGGTTATTATATAAAATACATGGAAGAATACGAAAAATCTAGTTATTATAAAAATGAATTTGAAAATTCGGGGTTACAAATTGACGATTATTATAAAAAATGCATATCTCAATAGTTTTATCGTTTGATAATTACATAATAATTACATAATATTATACGGGGTTTCGTATTATATTATATTATATTGTATTATACATTTTATTGCTATTGCTAAGTATTACCTGCGTCATTTGACAAGATGAATTCTAATCTTCTTCTTAAAACGCTCTTCATCGTGGAATAAGAACAATTTATAGTCACATATTGCATAATTTTCTATATTTTCTCTGAACGTAACTCGTGATGCCATCTTTAATTCGGGTAAGTAAACAACGTATTGAAATAGACCATCATTTCGGATGATCTTGTCAAACGCATAACCTTTATATGTTTTATCCATAACTTCCGGTGAAGTAGAACACATATGAAGTAAATTACAATCATTCTGTATTTTGCGAATAGACCGCATTGTCGTATTAATATAATCTAATTCGTCAAGCCATTTCTGATAGAATATCCACGCATTATCAGACAATTTAATAATCCCAGTATTTTGTTGAAATTGAATAATATTCAACAAATCTACTAATCGTCTTATAGGAGATGTTATATGCACATATGCTTCCATATCAAGCAAATCATGCGATATCGTTTGCCCATCCTCTAGGCAACTAGCATCTATATATTGTCCGGCAGCACTATTCCATATTTTAATAAATTTACTAACATCCTCAGGCACATTTTCTGGAGGTAAATAATCTCGTTTCATAATTGTAGACCTAAAAATCCCATTTTTTTTCATCATGAGTTCTCTTGCAACGTTATAATTCATTAGAATCATTAGATAACAAACCATCTCATGGCTATTTCGGACATTATTAATATACTTATACTTCTTTGAAATCCGCTGTGTTAATTCTAAAACTTTGTTATAATTATTGTCTTCCATTAATTTGGGCTCCTCATAACAATAATTTTTATATACTCGTATTTTACTATTAGAGTATTTAATATCAACAATCGTATCAGAATCAATGAATATATCCATTACAAACGCAATACGAGTATTATTAGATTGAAGACTACACAAGCAATCTGAAAGAATAGTTGGAAGCATTGGACGCTTTCTATCCGGCAGATAAATTGTTGATATCCTTCTAGAAAATGTATCCCATAAGTTGAGGACATCCATCCATATTGTTACGTTTGAAATGTATATACTTAACTGCTGTATACCATTATCACTCGTACGAATACTGAACGCATCATCATAATCAAAACTATTCGGTGGGTCAATCGTAAAAATCTGCCACATACTTTTGTCTGTTCTGTCAACAATTTCTGGGTGATTTTTACTAATATTTTCTATAAACGCATCGTGCGAATGGTTCTTTAATGCTTTTGACGTGTTTTTAGTAAAGTTCTGAATAGACGCATTTAGACTTTTGCAATAGAGTTGATATTCATAAAAATTATCTAGTATATCAACTTGCCCAATCATTTGTGATATAACGCCATGTGGGTGCTTTCCAGACCATTCAACATAGTTAAAAGTACAATAACAATCAACAAAAACCTTTGAAAATCCAATATTCTTCATTTCATACGTAATAAGAAAAGTAGGAAGTCTCCTATCATCTGGTATGCATTTATATAACAACTTACCATTATCTGCCCGGCCATATGTTTTACTTCCCTTTAAAACAAGCACCCCTGGTATATTTTTACTTAAACGTATACTTGAGTGCAAAATTTTCAATTCGGTTGTTTTAGTATCATAAGAAAATACGTCATTTGTAAATAGTTTATTTTCTGCTGGATTTAGTCCACTTATTTCAATGTCCTTTAAATCAGCCATGTTTATATATGTCCAGTCTGTATATTCCCTGTTATTTATATGAGCCTTACATACTGGGTGTGTCATGCGACAGTTGCGTTATATTATAATGTTGCGCAACCTTTAACCCTTTAATCATATATAATATATTCTTCTGGTTTATTCTTCAAGTATTTTTATATTATAACATTGAATTATTTATACTACTTGTACTATCGGCTCCAGGAATTTCTTTATTATTTTCAGCGTTAGAAACTGCATCAACGAGAGAAGAAGTTTTGGAAGAACTATCTTCGGATGGTTCTTTATTATTAATGATGTTGTCTCCGTTCTTATTATTTAACTCTTTAATATCACGCTTTTTAACAACTTCTCTCTTTACGTTTTGAAGTTGAAGTGCATGCATAGCAATGTGTGGAACAATGGCAGCATTATTCATATATGTTCTATATCTAAAACAAGAAATGCATGCTTCTTTTTCAAATTGAATACTATACCACCAATATGCTGGTATGTTAATTGTTTGACCAGGCGTTAATATAACATCTAGACATTTCATTTTATCAAAATCGGCGCTATATTGGGGCTGCACCTTCCAAGGATTAACTGGAGAACGGAATTCAAAGTTCTCGTAATCGCGCTCAGGATATAAGTATTTTGAACATTGTGGTGATGCTAACTTTATAACAGCCTTACCCTCTGTTATTAAAAAGAAATTCCTATAATTAATTTCATACCGAAATGGCGTATACGTTCCATTAGAACCAATCATTATATCATAATTGCAATTAGATACCATTGGTGGACGAATAAATGCATCATTATATTGCATGTGTTTTACTAAACCGGTCTCTTGTAAAAACTCTGTATTGTTTTCAGAGAAGTATGTAGATTTTTTATCCTCATCAAACAGTTTCGTTGCAGCATGTAATGGTATTGGCATATAAATCTCACTATTATAATCAATTTCATTTGCGCTCCTTATTTTAATTTCAAATGCGTTATAATTATTCGTCATATAAGTTTTGTTTATTGTTTGTAGAATTTTATCATTATCAAAATCAAAGATAACTGGCTGCCTTAAGTCGCATATTTCATCTAATTTATCTTTTGACGCTTGGTCTAATTCATATACTTCTAAATCGTTGCTAGTCTTTAGATGAAATTGAACATGAAGATAAATGAATAATACTATACAAAAAATAAAAAAGGCTATAAATATTTTCAACATAACTAATAAAAAATTAGACAAATTTTTTATTATTTATACTCACTAAGGGGAATCAAGGTTCCCCCCCCCCTAAGACACCTCTTATTATTTATAATCACTAAGGGAACCAAGGTTCCCCTAAGACCGCTCCTATTAAATTTAATTCCTACTCAATCTTTGGTGCAATAAAGAACATTACCGAACTATTATTCCCTAAATCATACTTTATCTTTAATGGCATTTCTCCACTAATTGATAACTCTATCTCTGCTGCTAGTTTTGTAGTAATACACATCTTATTTAAGTAACTAAGACTATATGATACATCAATAGTATCCCCTTCTGAAATTGAGAATTCAGATAAATCATCTATTGGAATATTAACAAGCATTTCTCCGCCATCCCCCTTAGAAATCATATCTATCTTTTCCTCGCTGCATTTTATATTAATTACGTCTCCAAAGGTTGTTAATTGTGAAATAATCTCGTTCATTTTCTTAGACCGAATAGAGAACTCTACGTCATAATCCACGGAAGGAATTTCTAGTAATTCTGATTCCATATCTATCAATGGTATCTTAAAATACTTATTAAATTCGCCCTTTGTGTTTGTTAAATCTATTTCCAGTGAATCTGTTTCGCCCTCATAATGAAGAAGCAACGAGTCGTGTTCTTGCATCATAGACAGGATACTATGTAAAATCTGCGAATTAATACAAACGTTCTTAAGGTCGTTATCAGATACCTCATATTTGTCAAACCAGTTATTATAAATTTTAGCATCAAATAAGCATACATGACTAGAGTCCATTCCATGGATATATGCATGGTCTTCTAAGAAAATGATTGTTACATAGGATGATGCGGATTTTAACAGTTGAAACAAAGAAACAAATATCTCCTTTTTTGATTTTTCAGTTATGGAAAGATGCATTGGATATGGTTACTATAAATTACAGTATTTAATACAGTTCAATTTTTATTCTTGTTTTACTAATTTATGATTTATGATTTTATTATTGATTATTGATTATTGATTATTGATTATTGAAAACCTTTACTAACTTTATCTTCCAGTCTGTGTCAATTTCTTGTACTTCTTTATTCAATATGCTCCCTAGTTCTTGAAAATAAATGCTATTCAATAGTTTTGGAACTATTTCGGGGGCGTTATTCCACATTTCTTGTCTAGGCTTTTCATTATTTATTGATTCAAGATAATACTCAATTTTTTCTCTCAGAACGGTTTGGTCATTAGGTATGACACCCAAAAGAATATGAACAGTTTTTCTAAAATCTCTTTGAGACGACATGTTTGCAATAGTGCAACAATTAAAGATGTTTATTTTGAAATCAATTTTTATCCATCTTTTACCAATCTAATCTTTTGCTGCGTTTTTTTATCTATAAATGCGCTAATAACTGAAAATAGTTTGGAGAAAATAAATGGAGCATTATAAATATAACATATTTCCAATTTATCAGGAAAGGTAGTTTTTAATACTTCTGCTATCTTCTTAATAAAGGAATAATGTTTCTCAATATGTAATAATGTCAGTGTATCCATATTTACGTGAAATATAAAATTGTTATGTGTTAGCAAGACATCATTAATAACAGACGTAATATAAAACAGTAATAATTCATAGTTTTCTGGTGCTGAAATAAATTTAAAATACCGATAGTCTAATAAAATCTGGTTATTTACCAATTTAAAAGATAAACATGAGAGAACTTCATCAAAACACAATTTAGTAATATTTGCTTTAGTTGATTTAATATGGTCAGTTGATGAAAACCGAGCATATATTTTACTGTGTATATCTTGAGATTCTTTTTTATCTGTATCTGTAATATTTTGATTATAATTGGCGCTTGCCATTTATAGTATATTATATAAAATATATAAAATATATAAAATTCTAATTTATTACATATTTTACCATTTTTTTTGAAATAACCGGGTTAACCATATGCTGTTTTAATTTCAAGTAATGACATATAACGCCCAGTTTGTTTTACAAACGCTGTTTCACCTGTTTTCATTATAATAATAACAGACTCAACATTGTTTTCTGATGTATTTTAGTTAGTTTCCTCAGAAACAACATCTTCTAAATTAGTAACTTCCTCGGCATCAATTGTGATATTATTATCGTTAGATGCATCATCTATAATATTTCCACTGACAATTCCGTCACACTCTTCATTCATATCTATAAATTCGCTACCATTAAATACAATGTCGGATAGACGCTGGTTTGTTTGCATAGTAAATGACTGCAAACCAAGCAAAAGTTCCTTTACTTGAACCATTTCAGCCTTAAGAACATCAATAGATTCGGTTACTTCCGTAGAAACTGAAGCCGTTGTCGGAACAACTGTCCTTGTTTGTTGTTGAATTGCCGGTTTTCTGGAAGATAAATCTTGGTGTCCCTTTTCAAGAGAATCTAGTCTTTGAACAATGCTTTCAAAAACTGAATCATCAACAATTCTAATATTCTCGCCATCTTGTCCTAAACTATGATGTCCGTCCACAGGCATATTTTGGATAATTTGTTCAACGCGTCCTAAACGAAGCGTAATCAATGCAATTGCATCGGAGATAGAAAGTTTTGGCGCACCTTGCATTTGTTGCATTTGTTGCCCAATACGTCCGGGTATTTGTGGAGGAGGCATTTCGTTTCCACCAGCGCGGCGGTTTCTAGCCGATGCGTTTGCTCTAGCACTACTCATAATAAAGTTATTAAATAATTTGTTTTTAACTTATTTACGCAACCTATTAATTATTTTATTATCAAATTATTTTATTATTATATATAAATGCCAACAGTATTTGAAAGTGTTGACCTCACTGACCAAGAAACAGCCAATGCGGTTTATTATTTACGGTTGGATAAGGATGCAGAAGGTAATGTATATTTTCCTTTAGGAAGGCTTACGCCATTAAATGAACCGGTCTTAAATAATCGCCGATTTAGAGTAACCGGACAAACGGCTGATACATTATCATTGTTTTATAATAGTATTTACCAAATTCCTGCGCCTGACTATTATGGACCAACTGAACCAGAAGTTAACCCAAATGCTGGAGGAAAATCAAATAAAAATAAAAATAAAAATAAAAATAAAAGAACCAGACGAACTCATATGCGAAAAAGAAATACAAAAACTATTCGCTTACATTAAAATAATTATTAAGCAACCATCTGCGCCTTAATTGTTTCATGACTTTGATAATTGCAAAGTTCAAAATCTTCAACTATGTAATCATTTATATTCTCTCTAACTTGTTTAATTGAAACGGTTGGAAATGTAAATGGTTCTCTTGTAACTTGTAATTTGGCTGAATCAATAGCATTTTCATATAAATGAACGTTTCCCATAAAATGTATAAACTCATATGCTTCTAATTCACAATGTTTTGCTAGCAAATGAGTTAACATTGAATATGACGCGACATTAAACGGAATTCCTAAAAAAATATCACACGACCTCTGATAAAGAGCACACGAAAGTTTATTTCCATCATGAACGTTGAATTGGCACATAACATGACATGGCGGGAGCGCCATTTGGTCTAATTGTTTTGGATTCCATGCACTCAAAATAAGTCTCCTACTATTTCTTGTATCTGGATTCTTCAGTTGATCAATAATATTTTGTAATTGGTCAAAACCATTAAACGGCGGGTCATCTGTTAAATGTTTTCCAGTAAAACAGTTATAATTAGCGCCAAAATTTCTCCATTGATATCCGTAGATCGGGCCGGCCATACCTTCAGGATATAAACGCAACCCTCTAGAATCCAAAAATTCGCGAGACGTATTTCCATCCCAAATATGAACTCCTTGTTTCTGCAATAATTTATTATCAGTATCACCGCGAATAAACCACATAAGTTCTTTCAAACAAGTCTTCCACGCGACTTTTTTAGTTGTTAAAATAGGTATAGTTCCGTTTTGAAGAGAGAAACGCATAGATTCTCCAAATATACTAAGCGTATCTCCGTTTCGGCCTGGCTCCAAGGTTCCTCTATCAAGTATTTTTTGAATAAGGTTTAGATATTGGTGTTCTTCGTGTGGATTCTTATTATCAGATGAAGTTTTAACAATTTTTTCTTCTTGAGATAAATTTGTTTGAGTTCTTAGACTGTCCATATGTTCCATTTATAAATATAAAAGTTTAGAATACCTTTAATATTATTTAGGTTAAAGACTATTTTTATTATTTTTAATTTCTTTTTATAAAACATATGGACAGTCTAGACGATTCAAAATTATCATCAAAATTTGGGTTTTTTAAACATGTGTTTAACTTTGATGATGATTCAAAAGCAGAAATGTTAAACGTAGTTCAATACTCATTAATAGCAATTGTTCCCATAATTATTTTGAATAAAGCCATGCAAAAGTTTGTCCCAGAGGCAGATGAAGAGAAAGGAAGTTTTGAACTTTTAGCAGAAGTTATCATTCAAATAGTAGTTATGTTTATAGGCATTTTTTATATTAACCGAATAATAACATATGTTCCTACTTATAGCGGAACAAAATATCCTGAATTCAGCACAATATTTATTATTTTGGCAGTTTTAGTGATAACATTGAGTCTTCAAACAAAGATGGGAGAGAAAGTTAGTATTTTAGTAGACCGGGTGATTGATTTATGGGAAGGTAAATCAGGCGATGATAAGAAAAAGAAGGGGAAAGGAAAGGGCAGCGTAAAAGTCTCTCAGCCAATATCAGGACAGAATCAATTGCCAAATGATGCAAGCGCAATGGGTAACTCATTATATGGTGGAATGAGCCAAGGAACGACATCTATTAGTAATTTGCCGATAGAACCCGTAAAACAAAATGCTCCAGACTATAATGCGATGTATCGTAATGATTCAACTCCAATGCCTGGCGCAGCGACCCCTGGCATGGGAATGGGTGATTCGTTGGGCGGAATGATTATGGCTGCAAATGAAGTTCTTGGTGGTAGCGCATTTGGTTCTACATGGTAAACCAATACAAAAATTAACAAGACGCCAAAACAACAACAATCAAAACAACAACAATCAAAACAATAATAAACAAAAGAACAAAAATATAAATAATATTAGGTTAAAATCAATTTAATATTATTTTAATAATACGTATATAACCGAGATAATGGATAAAATTAAAGAACGTTATGAACAATTATGTGCAGAAAGAAGCGACATAAATGAGCATTTACCAACTCTGTATAGATATGCAACAGAATGTGATAGCGTATTTGAAACTGGTGTAAGAGGTTGTGTTAGTAGTTGGGCTCTAGTTTATGGGTTATTAAATGGGGATAATCAAAATTTAAGTAAACTAATATTGTTAAATGACACAGATGAATGCGACATCATCAGTTTATTAAATGCAGCGTCGTCTGAAAATATAAAAATTGATTATATTTGGAAAAATAATCTTTTATTAGAAATTACTAATACATACGATTTAACTTTTATTGATACTTGGCATGTTTATGGGCAATTAAAGAGGGAATTAGACAAATTTAGTAAAATCACAAATAAATATATTATAATGCATGATACAACAGTAGATGAATGGTATGGAGAGACGATACGATTAAATATGAATTCGGAACAACAATCATTAGAATCTGGATTCCCAAAAGAGGAAATAAATAAAGGTGTATGGCCGGCGGTTGAAGAGTTTTTGCAAAGTAATGCGAACTGGGTTTTGCATGAAAGATATATTAATAACAATGGTTTGACAATTCTAAAAAAAATAAACGAATTAAAAAACGAACCCGAAACTCAATTAAGAAATCCATTTGAAATAGATATTCCAGATAAAGAATTCTATACAAACAATGAGTTAGTATTAATTAAAAAAAGGTTAGAGATAAAGAAGGACAATATTATAGAAATAGTAAAAAACCGGTTTTCTAATAATGACAGTAGTTTTACTTATTCATTAGATGCAAGTATTGACCGATGTAGTAAAGGAGTTTGTCAAAAGTTAATTGACGTTGATAAGAATGTTTACCCGTCTAAAATATTATATAAGATTGGTAATGGCGGAAATAAGAAAGAGTGCATTGTATGTTGTACTACAAATTTAACAGACGTTCGTGCTATAAAAGGTGCAGATATTCATCAATCATTAGAAAAAGTTGGGTTTAATGGATATTTTTATTTATTTAATGGTGGGTTTCCGACACCTAGAGGAATGGAGATGAAGTATGCAGGAGTCCCATATTGTTTTAAAATATTTATGATGTTAGAAGCCGAAAAACTTGGGTTTGAAAGAATAATTTGGATAGATGCTGCCTGCTATGCTGTAAATAATCCGCAAAGATTGTTTGATGTATTGTGCGAGGACGATGCTATTTTTAGACAATTTTTTCCATATTCACCAGGAATTCCAACATATGAAAATTCTGTATTTAAAGAGACCGTTGAGGAATTAAACGCATTGACGAATAGAAATTTTGTTAATAGCATTGCTGTATGCAGCGTTGTGTTTGGCTTAAATCTTAAAAGTGATAAGATACAAAAATTTGTTAATGAGTACTATGAAATGGTAAAATTAGGAACACCATTTTTATCAAACTTCCCAGAAGAGGTAGTAATAACCTCCATTTTCAACAAAGACGAATATAAACATCTGTTTTACAATAGACACGAAGGACAAAAGTTATTTATTCATGAAAATTATATGTGCAATAACTTTGATATTGCAAAATTAAACGGCTATTATTTTGTTCAACGGCAAAACTAGATAATAAAACTATACGAAAAAATTAGATAATAAAATTATAAACAAAGAATGATTATAATTTTATATAGAATAATAATTATGTTCTTCTAATATTTTAGTAAATTCATCAAAATCTGACGAAGACATGCAATGGCATGATATAAGAGTTTTCCAGTCTATTATGTTATTACAACATGTATAAAACATTCCAACGCTTTTATGATGAACAATTCCTTTATAATTGCATCCAAAAAATGAATTTTTATTTTCAATAATTTTTAAGTCCGAACCTATAATATTCTGCAAGTAATAACTTAAGGCAACGTCACACGATTTGTCTATAGATGGATAAAGCGTAAATAATTCCCCATTATGATTACTTTCAATGCAAATTTTTGGCCATTCTTCTGTAACGTCATCTAACTTCGGGTAAACTGCATTTAATGCCACTAGTGATATTATAAATCCTGCGCCCCCACAATGAAAATATAAGGAATTGTCATTGATATTTCGGCGCGACCCATGACCACCAATATATAATGCGTCATTAGAGTCAAATGTGTTAATATAATTTAACATATTATCAACATTTACATATGTATCTGTCCCACAACAATATATAAAATCTGTTATAAAGTTTTCGTATATATATTTTAACCCCAAGTTTTGTTTATCCATTGCAGAAGAATAATCATTACCAACGTTTTTAAGATAGATATATTTGGCAGGATTGTCCAAGTCTGTTTTTTCTTCACCAAGAAAATATATAACCTTTACGTTTTTTTTTATTGCTCGGGCACCCCAGGTTTCTTCAATCTTTTTGATTTCGTTTTTATATTGAGGAATTGTTGCGCATGCAAAAACGCAAATGACTAATTTGCATTGTTCTTTTTCTTTTTCTTTTTGAGTGTCCATATAAAAATAATTAGTATAATTTTAAATTGTATTTTATGCATTATTTATTAAATTTGACCCCTCCCCCAATCCCCCTCAGTAATATAAAAGTATAAAAGTATAAATATATAAGACTATCAAATATAAAAATATAAATATAAATATAACATGGACATAGATAAGTTATTAAAGGCATTGGATAATGAAGACAACTCAAAATTTTTAAATTTAAATACAAAAAAAATCACTGAAATGAAAAAAGAAATTTTAAATGAATTGCATTTATCAAAGGAAGAGGTTAAGAATATAATGCAAAAGTTAAAGGATTATGCTTATGTAGATGAAATGAATGAATTAAGGTATGGTGCTTTTATAAGATGGATACCTATAAAAGACCCAGATAATATATTCTTAACTCCTGGTGGGATATTATGTGAAATATCGGTAACCGATGATGGGGTTAATCTAACTTGTAAAAATTTTTCACACAAATATTATAGAATAAAAATGGAAGAGTGTTTAATTTTTCAGAAGTTGACTGGACAAGAACAAGTATTAGTATCCGCATTAGACCATCTAGCAAATTAATTATTTATATTTTCCCAAAACGAAAATTGATAAACGATGTTTAATTGTGAAACATAAAAGTCGTAATTTGCACAAAATTCTTTTTTCATATAATGGTTATTGTAGCAAACACTATAAATATGTTTTGCAATATTTATAGCGTCGTCTCTATTAATATATGTTGCGGACACATAATAACTAAATAAAATGCTCATATATAGGCCCCAATTCATTTCAACTTTATAGGATTCTATTTGTTTTAACAAGATTTTTGCACAATCGTAACATTCTTTATTGTATCCAAAATGTTGATATGTATTTAATATTAACCAATAAATATAATGATAATTATTAGTCGGTTCAATAAAATTATTTAATATTTGCCCATAATCTCCATAACTACGATGAATGTCATCGTAGAATTCATCTAGAACCTCTAAATATAACATTTCCTCGCCGTGTCCATAACCTAGATTAGTAGTTTCAACAAAAATCTCCTTTAATCGCGTTAATATTTTTATTCCGATTTCCTTCCCACACGTAAACAAACATCCACAAACGACCCAACGATATTGTTCATAATATTCTCGTTTAAATTCAGATTGTTTATATTTTTTATCACAACAGTTTAAAACCTGTATATGATATTTTTCATTAATATTGTTTAATACATATAAAAACTTATTAACATTATAATTTTCGCATATTTTTGAAGAATTTGTTCTTAAAAAGCAATCAACCCAGCCAAACTTACTCGTGTTAAATGGATTAGAATTAATTACTTGTAAAACAAAATCAAACTTGTTACAAGTAATTAAATGCGAATCTGTTTGAGCTCTTGGGTCTCTAGTGGGCCAATACAAATTGCGATTTTCATTCACTTTACTTTCGTATGCATAAGTCCACAATTGTGACAATTCTAAAGTTATAAATTTAGTTAAATCAACCAGACCATTTTTTTCTCTAATTTCTTTTAAAAGAGGAATTGTTTTGTTATCCCCGTAAATTACCAAATAACAAGGAACTCGTAACAATTCTTCGGAGTTTTCTATAATCTTTTCAATAGAAAATGAGTTATTATTTTTTTCATGAACGCAAAAACATGCAGTGGTTAATGTGCAATCAGGTATAATGCTCATATAATACACGTATTTTTATATATCTAAATTATAAAATTAATAATTATTTTAGCGTTTTTTTGTTTTGTTTAACGTTGTTTTTTGTGTTTTATTTTTGCGTTTTATTTTTGCGATATTATAATTTAATTCAACTCAAAATATATTGTATTGTATTATAATATAATGTCTTCCAAAGCCCAAGAAACTGGTAAAGATCATTGTCCTATCTGTTTAGAGCCGGTTGGACAAGATCGCACAAACTGTTACCAATGTATGACTTGTAAACAAAAAATGCACGGAAATTGTGAAATAGAATTAAACCATAGCCAAAAACCCAACAATAGATTATTGAGCGATGATATTTTGATTTGTCCTGTTTGTAAAGGCAATTCAATTGCTTATTGTTCAGATTTAACAGACGATATGAACGCGGACATAAAAATGGCCGTTCAAGAGGATCAATATAGAAGAGGTGGGAAAACAAAGAAAACGAAGAAAACAAAGAAAACGAAGAAAACAAAGAAAACTAGAAAAACGAAGAAAACAAGAAAAACAAAGAAAACAAGAAAAACGAAGAAAACAACGAAACAAAACAAATACTCCGTGTTTGAAATGTAAAAAGGGGTAACGTTGTTTTTTGTTTTAACGTTGTTTTTTTGTTTTATTTAGTTTTTTTTTGCAACCACAGTCCTTGAATAGACCAGGAATAAATTTCCCAGCCTTAATTAATATAAGTTCAACTGGCTTTAATCCGCGTTTTACTGTTGTTGATAGTTTACCATTTTTATAGTATTTAACACTTTTATGTCCTTTACCGTTCTTAATAATAACCTTTCTAACAGTTTTTTTTCCACCTGCTTGATGCATTTGTGTATTTGAATAGTTGAACTTAGATTCGGGTTCAGATTTAGATTCAGAATTAGATTCAGAATAAGATTTAAAATTCATTTATATATTTTATAAAGAAAAAATTAAAAATATATAAATTGGTATTATATTATATAATGAAAGAATTATACGTTCACTTATTTCATATTTTGATAGTTGGAACATTGTTCTTATATGTAGGAATTATGTCAACAAATGTTCCAACCTTTATGTTTCCAGTTTTACTTGGATTAGGCGCAATCATCGTTTTTTATCACATATATAAGACTTATCTTAAAGTTGCCGAAAATAAGAATCCATGGGTAAATTTATTTCACATATTCATAGTTGGTCCACTTTTGATTTATATCGGGTATAATAAACAGGCTACTCCTAGACCAGCATACGAATTTTTATTGATGCTTGGTTTTGCATCAATTGGGTATCATGGTTACTATGCAATAAACAGCGACAAATAAATTTTTATAATTTCAATGAGTTAACGACCTTTTTCAATCCATTGTTTAGTAACAACGGCATCCACACTTTCAAGCGCACCTTCGGTCCAACCTTGATTCATGCTTATCATTTCACCAACAATAAGCATGCCAGTTGCTGGATTCTGAGCAGTCTTTATAAACTCCTCGCGATTTTTAAATGGTCCCCGAAGCGGTTCGTAGTAATGGGTGCCTATTGGCCAATAATAGTCCTTAATAGCGATTAAATTTAATACGCCTTTAGGTATTCCGATTGCTTTTTCTAACAATTCGCAAAAATATCCACGGTTTCTTTCAGTGTTTTTTAATATATCTTTTAAATATTTTGCGTCTTTGTTATCAGTATACGCAATCATATAAACCCCCTTATCTTGGTCAATTGGTATAATTTTTTTGAGTGGTCCCGGTACAATTGTATATCCTTTTATGTATTGTTTCATAATCTCGGCGGATTTCTTAGAAAATTTTCCATATAATCGTAAGAATATTTGTCCATGAATTTGTTGATATACGCTATTAGAATAAGATGCGTCAACTATTAAGTTTAATACGCTAGTTATCGTAGTTGCTAATATAACTTTTTCACACGGATACACCCGACCGTTATCAGTATAAATTTTAAAATCATATGCCGTCGCATTTTCAATATCAATTACCGCACTAGAAGTACGAATATTACGAACGCCTATTTTTTTAGAAATAGTATCAATTAATAATTTCCATGGAATATGCAGCGCAGTCCATGCGCCATAATTATCATCAAACCCATAATTATATAGAGTATCATATGCATCTTCATTCTCATAATCACTATATCCCGAACAAGTTATAAAATTCTGATATGTTTTTTTATCTAAAACAGATAGGGCATATTCCTTAAATGTCTGCCTTGGCAAAGTTTCTTTAAATTGTTTTTTTAATATATTAAAAATGCCGAGCACGTTGCATTTAGGTGAAATTGTATCCGCGTAATTATGAATCACTTTGAATTCATTATAGGGGATTTTAAGTTCTCTCAACAGTTCAATTAATAGATGGTCTTTTTCTTTACGTCCAACTCCGGCACCAGTTACAACTTGAGTTCCCTGAAACATCTCATTACCTAGTCTTCCACCAAGCCATTGTTTCTTATGACGCTCAAGAACTACTAATTTAGTTTCTGGTGCTAGTTTTAATATTTTATAGGCACTATATAGTCCTGCTATTCCGCCACCAATTATAACAATATCATATTTATTTTGGTTTGACATATAAATATGATAGATAAAATTTTAAGTCTTTTTATTATCTCCTTCTAGTTTTTTTACCGATTGATACTTTTCTTTTAGTCTTAATGAGAGAAATTTCCTTTTTCCCTTTGCATTTGAATTTTCCACGCGATAATCCTTTATTATTTAGTACTGCTTTAGTGCAGATTCCTATTGCGATAGGTTCATTATTTATACCACCGACTTTTTTAATACATGAGCATAATTTCTTGGCTAAAACATCTTCTGCCGATTTCTTTAGACTATTTTCGCTTTTTGGAACATTTAATCCATAGAATTTAAGTATTTTTGAATAATCTGACTTAGTTATGTTATAAGGCATATTATTATATTTAATATTTAGACTATGTAAATATTTTATTTTTTATTTTTTTAACTTTTATTTTGTGTTTTTGTTTTTGTTTTTGTTTCGTATTAGTTTAATTAATAAAAAAATAAAAATTAATAAAAATATGGAGTTTACTGTTACTAATGAAGATGACTTGTTAACTGACTTCAATAATAGCGAACAAGGTAGCGAACAAGGTAGTGACCAAGGTAGTGATCAAGGTAGTGACCAGGGTATAGTTCAATATTTAGACACTTCTATAGAAGATGATGCTGATGAACAAATAGAGGAAGAAGAACTTGATAATAGTTCTAATGGACATGCGCTTGAAGAAGACCCAATTATTCATCACATTGAGGAATTAGATAAAAGTGATAACGAAGAACCCATCAACGTTTATGAAGATAATGAAGAAACCGCAATTGAAGATACTAATGTTGTTTTGAATAAATTAAAAATCCCTAAACGAATTTTTCAAACGCATAAATCTATTCAATATGTTCAAAATACTCCCCACTTAAGGAATGCCATCAATTCATGGAAACAATTTGTTCCAGAATTTGGATATCACTTTTATACAGACGAAATGTGTGAATTATTTATGAAAAATGTAATGGTAGAAGATTTTGGCAATATCATCTATGAGGCTTATTCTAAACTTCCCATATCCGTCATGAAAGCGGATTTGTGGCGTTATTGCGTTATATATAAATTTGGCGGAATTTATGCTGATGCTGATGCTATTTGCAGATGTAATCCAAATATGTTTACTTTGTATGATACTCTACTTGTATGCGCACCAGAGAACCCAACTCATCTATGCCAATGGTGTTTTGCTGCTCCAGCAAAATCTGAAATATTAAAACATGTAATTGAGTTGTCTCTTAACAGAATTATGTCATTAACCGAATTTAAGGGTGAGCATTTAATACATTATTTAACTGGCCCGGGCGTTTTTACGGATGGAATTGAACAATATTTAAAAGAAAATAAAATGATGGTTTTTAAAGACAGAGGTAATTATTATCGTTATAAAAACCAGACAATGATTTGTTTTGCCGGAGAAAGATTCCATAATTCAATGATTGAACATTTATTTACTGGAGGTTACTCTGATGGTTGGATACATGAACGCAACGCGCAATTTACGTAATACAATATCCATAGATTTTAGATTTTATTTTATATTTTATTTATAAATATTTCTACTCATCCATAATATTGAATAATGTTCAACCTTTTTGTTTTCTCCCTGTTCGTCATAATAACCATTATACATTTTTAATATAGATACGTTCTTATAAAGTATAAATTTATCTCCGGTTGGTTTATTCCAAATATGCTCTAGTTCTATGGTTTGTCTATCGGAAGCATTAATAAATCTAGATAATAACCCCGGACCAGTAGGGTCAACACAACTATTCCCATAGTATCTAGATTTAACATTTTCTACTATTTGATTAATGCATTTTAGTAGAATATCATTTTTCGGCAATGATACAATAAGCGCATTATAAATATTATTTCCGTCAATATCAACAACTAAATGTTCTTTTTCAGTAAGTTCAATAAATCTAAACGTATTGATGCAGTCATATTTTATATCTAAATATATTCCACCATTTATATATAATACGCAATAACGCCATAAATCCGCTTTATAAGCGCCTGGAATTAAACTATCAAACGCATTCAATACCGAGTTGTCAAAATTTGCGGCTATAAAGTTTCTGCAATCATTATCGTCAAATAAAAAATGCTCAAACCTTGGATGCAATCGTTTTAACTTTTCAACTGAACGCCTCATATGCTCTGGCAACTCTTTAGTATGCCAAGTTTGAAATATTTTTAATGGAATAATACTTTTATAATGTTGCTTCTTAGATTGCTTATATTCTTTCATCCGGTTAAGTTGTTTTGCTAATATAGCGGATTTCTCTAATAAAATTGTTTTAAGGGTTTTCTTAGGACCAATTAAATCATTACCATATTTTCCAGATAACATATTAATTATAATTATAATATTAATAAGTTATATAATATTTTATCATAAATAACTAAAATGAATGTATTTGTTATATTTCTAACAAATATAACGAATATAACAAATATAACAAATATAACAAATATAAACCATAATAACTATTTTATTAACTTTTAATATATACACATATTTTAGGATAATGTTTAATAAGACAAAAATAATTGTTATTGATGTAGATGAAACTCTTGGTTATTTTGTAGAATTGGGTATATTTTGGGATTCATTACACAATTATGCTAAAACAATGAATATAGATGCTGACACCATATTAACACAGCATCATTTCAATGAGACACTAGATATATTTCCAGAGTTTGTTCGGCCGAAGATATTATCTATACTTCAATACATAAAATTAAAAAAAATATTAAAGCAGTGCGATGGCGTAATCATATATACTAATAATCAGGGACCAAAAGAATGGATACAATTCATTAAAAACTATTTTGAATCAAAATTAAAGTATAAATTGTTTAGCAATGTCATATCAGCGTTTAAAATAAATGGTCGGCCCATGGAATTATGTAGAACAAGTCATGATAAAACAATAGAAGATTTGATGCGTTGTTCAAAGATTCGCGATAATACAGAAATATGCTTTTTAGACGACACTTATCATCCTGATATGAATAAGGATAATGTATATTATATTAAAATTAAACCATATATTCATGACTTGGAGTTTGATACTATGATTGAACGATATGTTCGCAGCCCAGTTTCAAAAAAATTATTATCAAATAAACAAAACGAATTGGGCTTTATTGATTTTATGAAACTAAATATGACCACATATGAGTTTGCTTATTTTAAAAAAAGCAATGACGAATATGATATAGATAAAATAGTTTCAAAAAAAACAATGGCACATTTACATATATTTTTTAATAAAAATAAAGACAACGGACCACCAAGGTCGTCGCATAAAAAAACAATTAAAAATAAATCCTATAAATCAAAGACTAGGAAGAACCGGTAATATAATATAATATAATAAAGACATTTACTCTCTCAACCCTAAACCGATTTTTGATGTGATTTTATCTAATGATATTGATTTGAATTTATCTAAGTAGATTAATAATATTTGGTTAATAGCAGTAGTTGTGAATAAAAATATGCCAGCACTAAATGCGATTTTTCTATCTAAATCAGTAAATTCAATTTGTCTAAAAGGATTAAACCGCCATAATAAAAATAAACTAATATATATTTTTACATAATTATCTAATACTTGTAGGTATTCTGGCGAACTGCTAAATATGCCGAATGTAAGCAACGCATATGTTGTATATGTTAATGCAATGAATATATTAAACCAAAAATTTTGAACGTTATATAGTTTTTCGCTTATTCCCATTATTATATCATGTGAATAAATAAATAAATAATTTTTTTAATTATATATTTATTTGAATTTAGTTTTCGTGTTACATCTAGTTTTCAGTTATTTTTGTTTTGTGAATATTATTCTATTGTATTGTATTGTATTACACCGAATTACATAGAGATGCTCGCCTTTTTATTTCGCGCCATAAGACGTTTATTTAATTCCATTATTAACTCTTCTTGTTCTTCGGACGACAATGTTGGAAGAACCCTATATAACTTCGCTACTCCATTATCTGGGTGTAATGTCTCACATATTAGGTTATTCACTACCATTTTATCGTGCTCTTCTAACAACACGTTATATAATATTTCTCGGTTATAACTTATATATGTAACACCATCTATTTTTCCAACAAACTCTTTAGCCTTTATCAATTTACCATTATAGAATATTTTATGGTCTTTGCTAATAATTGTTTGTTGCGATGGTATATTTTTTCCAAACGCATTCTTTTCAATACAAACAATATGCTTATCGGGGGTAATGGTCTGAGTAATTGCTACTATTTTCTTACCACGAACCGTATGAATGTCCGGATTAATTTTTTCAATATCTATTAATCCTTGGTCGCATTTAATCGGGGTGCCAGCAGGAAAACATACAGTTGAAAACACCGTATTAATATTAACACTGAAAAAGACGTCGGTTTTTGTTCCCTCAATATCAACGAGCCGCATTCTTGGACTTATAGTAGATACATCAGATACATTAAATGTGAGTTGACTAACATTTGCTGATATATCCGTGCTATAAACTGATGTTTTTATAGTGGTTGAGTCGGGTTGAAGAAAGTCAATCTTATTAATATTGCTATACCAAACGCCAGTTATCGTAACCAGTGTTCTGTCGGCATTAATTGTTGCTGCTGTAATTTTCGGAGGAACTCTGTATTTATATACAACGCCATTTGAATCTGACAATGAAATAGTAGTTATTAGGGCAGGTAAACTTGCTGAAAATGTTATTATTATATTACCATTTGTTGTTGTAATAAGAGGAGAGCCATTTTTATTTATAGTCGTGGAATTCAAAGAATTAGCGCTACTATCATTAATTTTAACTGACGTAGTTGGACGAAGAAACCCACCATATATAGTAAGAGAACTGCCATTTGTAGTAAAGTTTTTAATAAGCGTAGGCAATACTAATTTAAAACAATTTCCAAATTCAAAATCATTAATTGCAACAATATTTTTTGGTTCTTTAAAAGTTATATTTGTTAATGCCTGACAGTTATAAAATGAGGTCAGTCCGGCATTGGCATTGTAAGCACCCATCTGCGTAACTGACGCAGGAATGGTAGCAGTTCTTAGAGTAAGACAACTAGAAAAACAATTCTGCATAAATGTTACCGAACCAGGAACCTGTATTCCATATATACGGGTTCCGTGAGCCACTGAGTCTAGGTGAGTTATTGAACTCGGAATAGAGATGGTTTTAATGTTACCGCCACCTATCCCCGGATATTGAACCCTTGTCGCAATATAAGTTTTTCCGGCAATACTAAATGCATTTAAAATTTCGACCTCTCCAACTGTCACACTGTTGTAGACAGAATAAATTGTGGCTGTTCCCGTACCACTTGTAACTATCGTATAAATATATGGTATATTAGTTATTAAATCGGTTGCTGTTACGGTAGTTCCACTAGTTGTAATACTAAGTCTTGACAGCCAATCAGTTGAGATATTTGGAAATGCTTGAAACGAAGTTGGTGTAGTTGAAACAACCGAGTTATAATAAACTGTTGCAGTTGATGATATTCCTGTAAATGCATCACTTCCGATTGTTGGAATTGTATTTGTGGTTGTAAAGTAAACTCTTGCTAATGCGCTACAATTCTGGAATGCCTGATTGCCAATCGCAGCAATGGTCTCTGGAATTGTAACAGTTGTTAATCCAGAACATCCATAATATGATTTGTTTCCAATACTAGTAACATTACTTGGTATAACAATGTGGGTTAACCCGAGACATCCAGAAAATGCGTCATTTCCTATTCTTGTAATAAAATTAGTAATGCTTATATTTTTTAAACCGCTACAGTTTTCAAAAAGGTTTTCCGAAATACTAGTTACCATACCAGGAATAAAAATATCTATTAATTTGGAGCAATTTTTAAAAACGCCAGTTCCAATATTAGTTACTTCGTACCCAAGATAAATTCCTGTTACGTTACTACAATCTTGGAATGCATTGTTACCGACGGATACTATTGTGTACGGCATAGATAGTTGTACTCCACTCCATCCGTTTAACGCATTCTCGGCAATGCTAGTAACATAATATGTTACGTCAGATACGACGAATGATGGTAAAATAGATGCGGCGTTTATTATTGGTGTAGTAAACCCAGTAACAGTCGCTGTGCCAGTTCCACTAGGAACTACTGTATAACTATATACTATGTTATTAAAAGAATCGGTTGCAGTCCCGGCGCTGCCATTAACTGTTGTTGTAATTCTAGACGACCAATCTGTTGATACGCTTGAAAACCCTTGCGAGGTTGTTGGTGGATTTGATACATTTTTATTATAATAAGCAACGCATCCATTTCTAGGACGAAATGCTTCACTATTTAATGTTGGGATTTTTGTTGGTGATGCGAAATAAATCTTTAATGGCGTTAATGCGCTAGTTGAACCATTAAAAGCGTACGTACCAATTTGTTCAACCCTGCTGGGTATGGTAAAAGTAGAAATCTTGTTACACTCAACAAATGCCTCGTCCTTAATAATCCTAACCGAATCTGGAATAAAACAACTTGTTAAATTTGTACAATTCGCGAACGCCCTATAACCCAGTTCAGTTACTTGGTTTGGAATAATAATGCTAGTTAAACCAGTACATCCCTTAAACCCAGAGAGATAGCGAATCTTATTAGGAATATCAATGCTAGTTAAACTAACACATCCATAAAACGCATCGTCACCAATATATTCAACAATTGTATTAAATTTAAATGTATTTAATTCTGCACAAGCGGCAAAAGCGCCACCGCCAACCTCAGGCATTTTACTAGGCATAACAAAGGTTTTTATTTTAGAGGACGCAAACGCAGCAGACTGAATCTGCACTAATGAAGATGGTTCTTTAATTGTAATTTTTCTTAAAGAATCCCCGCCATAGAAACATTGCGGCCCAATATACTGCGTACCCCTTCCTACAACTAAACTCACAATCCTACCACCACCATAAAACGTTTCACTTCCTAGGCCCTGTACCGAGTCAGGTAAAACCACGCCCTTGAGGAGTCCTTGCCTACATGGTCCAAGAGCTGTTACTGTGTTAGGAATAGAAAAACTTATAGATTTCCCAGAGTTAAAATTAACAATATGTGTTATAATATAAGTTCTATTGGACACGGTAAATGCATTTAAAACATATACATTAATCTTGAAATTACTGCTAGTATCATTATAACTTGAAAGCGATGCCACTCCAGTACCAGTTGTAACTATAGTATAAGTATAAATTAAACCATCTGTTAAATCTGTTGCAGTAACATTACTTCCACTAACTACTGTTGAGAATCTTGATGCCCAATTTGTAGATACACTAGAAAATCCTTGTGCTGTTGTTGGCGCGTTTGTTACGGATGAGTTATAATAAGCAACCACCGATGCTCCACTAAATGCATCACTTCCGATTGATGGAAACGTAGTAGTAGTTCCAAAATATGCAGTTGTTAATGCGCTACAATTTTTAAATGCTTGACTTCCAATAGAAGTAACTGTGTTTGGTATATCTAAAATTTTTAATCCAGTACACCCGTTAAATGCATTATTTCCAATATTAATAACGCTTGCCGGAATAGTAACCGTAGTCAACCCCACACACCCATAAAATGCGCTATCTCCAATTAATTCAAGTGTCCCGAACAGGGTTATATTAGTCAACGACGAACAATTTTTAAACAACTCGGCAGAAATACTTGTCATACTACTTGGAATAACAACGCTTGTTAAAGCGGTGCAATTATCAAACGAATTAGCACCAATATTTGTTAATTCAACACTAAGCGTAATATTTTTTAAACCAGTGCATCCTTGAAAGGCGTTATTTCCAATACTAAGAACAGAATGCACAATATCTATCTTAGGCAGATTAGTACAATCTTTGAAACAGTTATTACCAATACTAATTATAGAATCTGGAATAGAAATGTTTGAACCTGTCCATCCAGTAAACGCATTATCAACAATACTAGTTACAATATAAACAATTCCAGATAGAGTAAATGCTAATAATATTGCGGAATCGTTTACTATTGGCGTAATAAATCCGGTAACAGACGCTGTGCCAGTTCCGCTAGTAACTACTGTATAACTATATACTATGTTATTAAACGGGTCGGTTGCAGTCCCGGCGCTCCCATTAACTGTTGTTGTAATTCTAGACGACCAATCTGTTGATACGCTTGAAAACCCTTGCGTGGTTGTTGGTGGATTTGATACGCCTAAATTATAATAAGCCACTGAAGATGCAGATATTCCACTAAATGAGTCGCTTGCTATTGTAGGAATAGTTGTATTTGATGCAAAATAGACACCATTTAATAAAGTGCATCCTTGAAACGCACTTGAACCAATTGATTTTATGGACGTTGGGAGAGTTATATTAGGTAATTTGTTGCAACCTTTAAATGTGTAAGCACCAATATCAGTAACTGAATTAGGAATAACAATGCTAGTTAAACTTGTGCAATTTTCTAAAAAAGAATCTGGAATCTTTGTTAAAGAATTTGGAAAATTAATACTTGTTAAACTCGTGCACCCACTAAAAGTGCCCCCACTACTATAGTATGTTATAGATTCAGGTAAAACTACGCTAGTTAAACTTGTGCAACCACTAAATGCACCCTCTCTAAGATAAATTAGTGAAGTTGGTATAGCAAAACTTGTTAAAAGACCACATCTACTAAACGCCGCGGGCCCGATGTACGAGACAGAATTAGGTAGAGTAATTGTTGCTAATTTAGGAGAAAAATAAAAAGCAAGTTCCCCTACATTTTCTACTAAATTTCCAAGAATAGTAACGCTAGTTAAATTAGCACATTCTCTAAATGTATGCGGTCCAATATAAGTAAACGTGCCAGGAACAGTTACGCTACGTACGTTTGAATTAGTAAAAAACGACATATTCGTCTCTTTTGGAATATAACTGCCGAATGATGAAGGAATTACTACATCCATTAAAGATGGAACGGTTACGCTATCAATTCTCACTGACGACGAAGTAAGAACCGTGTAGTTATAGGTTACACCATTAACTGTGCTTGATGGCATTATATATACAGTTTATAAAAAAATGTTAGTTAAACCACTTAATCATTGGAATTTTTTATTTTGTTATTTTGTTATTTTTAACCATTAACTTGTGCTTTACGCTTTTGTTTTACGCTTTTGTATAGTATATCTAATAGTTAGGGAGAATTCAAATTTTTAATTATATCGTTATAAATGTTCAATGTTCTAGCGCTTGCATCTTTTGCATCCACATACTTAGGCATCCAAAAATATGGAACAACATTTCCTAAATTAGGATACGCGTTTTCAAAAATATTGCGGTAATACTTTTTTTCAGTAGTATCTGGGCAATTATGCTGATGCTTACCTATATTTTTAAAGAAATATTTTTCTTGATTTTCCAGTCGTTCTTTTATAATTTCATATAATGACCTGCTTGTTTTACTAACACCATCACTAAATGCCTCCTTTGTTCTCCATAATACGCATCTAGGCAACAATGCGCTTCCATTAGAATCTAAATAATTCTCTTCGCTAAATGCGCTACGCAACAAAAACTTTTCGCATTGATTGTTTCCCTTATGAAACCGCATAGATGGATGGATGCTCAAATAATATTGAACCCAGGTTCTATCTAAAAACGGGGTTCTAGGCTCTAGCCCATGCGATGAAATACACTTATCCGAGCGCAACACATCAAACGCATGTATGTCTTTTAGTAGACGCCGACACTCCTTATCAAATTCAATAGCATCCAGTGCAGCATGCATGTATAAATAACCACCACACAACTCATCTGAGCCGTCCCCATTAAAAATTACTTTCGCATCACTATTTTCTGAGATATATTTTCCTAGCAAATAGTTGCCAATGCTTGCTCTCACAGTTGTAGTATCATAACTTTCAATTGTACATATAACATCAGGAATCGCATCAATGAAATCATTCTCTGTTAGCAAAATCTCAGTATGATTTGTTCCTAAGTAATCCGCAACAATTTTCGCATATTTAAGGTCCTCTGACCCTTCTAATCCAATACTAAATGTCTCTAACGGTTTATCGGAATTTTTTTTATGGAATTCGTTTACTAACGCGGTAATTAAACTGCTATCTAATCCACCAGACAGCAAACAAGCAATAGGACGCTCTGTAATTAATACCCGCTTTTTTACGGCTTCTGTCAAATAATACTGTATTCCTTTATATGTAGTGGTTAAATCATGCTGCGTAGATGAAATAACGCTTGAGAACCCAGTAGAATGATAACCGCAGTACTCTTTTTTCAGCGCCCATTTTGGAGATACTTTATACTCCATAATAAACTTAGAATATGTGCCTGGTCGGAAATGCTCAACCGTGTAATTAGGTAGTTCTTTATTGAACTCAGATAATACCTTTAACTCTGACGCAACGCCATAAAGTCTGTCGCGTCCTTCATAATCCATCTTATCTTCAATGGCTGGTTTTAAAACATAAAGGGGTCTTATGCCATATGGGTCTCTTGCAACATATATTTTAGCAGCATTCTTATTAATGTCAATATCGCACAAGACAAACGCAAAAACGCCGTCTAACATTTTTAATGTTTGATTAATTCCATATTTTTTATATAAATGAATAATAACCTCACAGTCAGATTGAGTCGTTGGTGTTATATCCATTAAGGCATAGAGTTCTTTATAATTATAGATTTCCCCATTACAAATTAATGCTACGTCGCCAATAATTATTGGTTGGTTAGAAGCGGCATTTAGACCATTGATTGCTAACCGATGAAACCCCAATAAGCATAACAACGCATACTTCTGTAATTTAGAAAACTCTGGGCCTCTAGATTGACCTTTCATAAACTGTTCATGAATAAATGCCTCCTTAAACTGAGATTCATTATTTAATAGCGCGAATATGCCACACATATATTTTCCTTATTAATAATCAACAATAATCTTTATATGGTTTTACTCATTTAGAAAAATAGACTCTATTCCAAATACCGATATACCGATATACCGATATCCCGATATACCGAATAATAAAAATATTATTATATAATATATTAGTAATGTCATCACAAGGATTAAGAGAATGCGCATCACAAATAACAAATTCTATTAATAATCGTATATATGATAGAAATATACCATCACAGACATTACAACCTTATTTGAATGTTCGTCCAGTAATGACAAAGTATTCTACCATGCCAATTGTTGACCCCAGAGCGCCAGTAAAAACTCCACTTATTAAACAGCCAACATATAATTCAAATAATGTTTTTAATCCAGGAACTAGACAAGCGCCCTGGTCTGGATTTGCTACAAACATAAACACGGAATCTGAATTAAGAAACCAAATTTATGCCCTTCAGTCCTGTAGTCAAGCAGTTTATGTTCCTAGCACAGATAGCGATTTATATAATTTTGGTTTTAAGACTAAGAGCGACGCTCAACAACCATTTCCAGGATTATTTCAGAAAGACTATTTTAATTCTTTTAATCCAAATCCAGAGAATGTAGGTCAAGGCTTATTCCAAAATCACACACGGCAAGAAATTAGAGGCTTGGGAAACGATATTAGTAAGCAAAATGCGTGTAATAATAAGGCGAAACAAACTAATGCGCCAAATGCGCAGAAATAAATAACAACAAAAAACAAACAAATAACAAATATAAAAATATAAATGACTTAATTAGATTTATATTTTTATAGTTACTTTGGACCCATTGCTTTAATAATCCATTGGAAGGGAGAATCGCGATCAATAATATCAAATCTGGTAAAATGATTACCAATAAGTTCTGGAACTGACCCTGTGTTGCGTCCAATAGCAGGAGGTGGCCCTCTAATAGCGAGGGACGGTTGTCTAATAGCAAGGGACGGTCGTCGGGGTCTTCCAATATCAAACATTGGCGCTGCAATAAATCTGCCATCATCGTGCTCGCCATCGCTAACATTGTCTCCATATTTATACATACCATCATGAATGCCTATAAAAATAGTTCCACCTGGTGCTAGTAATGCTTTTATTTTTAACATTATCTGGTTATATGACGGAACGGGCATATTCCATAAGAAGCAGGTTATTACGTCAAATTTTTCGCTCTCATCTAAATCAAGTAAATTTGTTTTTATTAGTTTAATTCGTGATTCATTTCTAACAGCCTCATGTTCCCCAAATCTATCATCACTTAAGTCTATGCCAACAACACTTGCAGCACCAAGACGAATTAAGCTAAGACAATTTAATCCATCCCTGCTCCCAATATCTAAACAGGTTTTCCCTTTAAAATCAAAACCACTTCTACGCAATTGTCTAAATACATCTTCTTCATATTGTCCACCACCTATTAGATTATTCTTTTTTCTATTTATTGAATGCTTCTTATTTGTTCGTATTCTCCTAGTGGTTTTATATGATTTTTTATTACGCCTCGTTCGTTTTTTATTTACTCTTTTAAACATATTATAATATAACATCAAATAAAAATAAAAATATAAAAAGAAAAATATAAAAAGAAAAATATAAAAAGAAAAATATAAAAAGAAAAATATAAGAGTAAAATATATGAACGAAATTTTTTATTTAATAATTTATATTTTAGTTTCCGCATTATACCAATGAGGCTTACCACGCTTCTTCCATGATGCAATTCGTTGTTTATCTGGACTCTGATAATATTTACGATAGGCTTCAATCGCATCATCACATTTACATTCAACCGGCATCGCAAGGGCAAAGGCAGTTAACCCCATTTGAGGAAATTTATCAGAAGTGGGGGCATATTCTCTCAAATGTCTGGCAACGATATACGACTTATGCATTTTATCTTGCGGGTGGTCATAACGATACTTCCATTCATTATGCATTGCCTCAATCAAATCTAATGTCCACATAAAGTTGCTGAGTGATGTTCGCATCCAAATTGTAACCGGGTGGTTTTTATGGGCAATTTTATATAATTTTATCTTAGTACAAACTGCATTATCTGGGTCAATAATTTGAACTGCTGTGCATAACATTTGAACTGCTTCTAGTATAATTTTAGAGACGTGCTTATCAAACATAAATTCTGCGCATTCTGTAAAATTCAGTGATAGGATGAATAGATTCATAATTGTTGTTTAAATTGACTTAAAGACCTTTAAGCCCATTTAACCGAAATCAATTTTTTATTTTAGCAATTCCAATATGTTCAACTACAACTACGCCTACACCTACAAGTACAAGTTTAAGTTCAAGTTAAAATATAAAAATAGTAACTTAGTAAAAGATATAAAATGGAAGACCAATTAATCACAGAAATAACACTTGAGTGTTTAATGAATAAACAACAATATGCCAATCATGTTAATAAATCAAGCGTAACAATTAAAGATACAACACGCAAGGATAAAAAATTTTATAAGAAAAGAATATTTGACCTTACAAGAAAACTGCTAAATAATGAAAAACCAGAAAGAATGTACCCTGACGTAGGAAGCGCGTTTGATGCATATGCAAGAGTATGTGTTGAGTACTTTAAAGTTATTGATAAGTCTGATATTATTCAAGAGGATTATGCTGGTATTACATGCGAATCATTAAATAATATTCCACTTGATGCATCTTATAATACAGATGAAGCAAATATGTTAATGATGCGTACTATTAAAATAACAGAACCAAACGCCTTAGAGAAACTAGTAAAACGAACTACCACAAAATTACAAAAAAAAACTATAATGCCTTTACAAAAAGATATTAATTTAAAAGACCCGAATCTTAAAAATAAAGGAATTTGTAAAAAGAATAATATTGATAATAATTATGAGGAAGCCTCTAAAAATAAATAAGAAACAAACAAAAAAAATACGGACGCAACATAAGAAAACGCAAAATAAAAGCGTAAACACTAATATAATTACTAGAAGAAACCATATATTTAGAGAAAAGTTTAAGAAGAAGTTTGATACTGTTAGACTTAGGTGTAGTCCAAAAACTTCGGATAAAGGCTATACTTGCTTAGAAGATGAGACATTATATAAATTAAAAGACTTATGGAATGCGCGTCACCCTGAAGCAAAGATTGAGTCTAATGATTCTAAGGATATTTGGAATGCATTAAATGCAAACCTTAAGAGTGTATGTAATAAAGAATCGTGTTGGTTAAAACAAAAATTTGTTGATGGTAAGTTAAATAAAGAGTTGAAAGAATCTTATGCGCCAGTTTCACCAAAAGAATGGAGCAAAAATCCGAATGAATGGTTATCTAGTGTTGATATTTTAGATGTCATGAAACAATATGAAACGAAATATAAATGTTTTGATTTTATTGGTCCATCGCCAATTGACTTTGATACGCATAAATTATATGGGGAATGCGTTTGGGAGGAGTTATGCCACTTTAATGTTGAAGAAGAGATAAAGAATGGTAGATTTAAGATTGGTATTATTTTTAACTTAGACCCACATTATAAAGGTGGTTCTCACTGGGTATCTATGTTTATAAATATTAAAAAGGGAGAGATATTCTTTTTTGATAGTGCTGGCGATAAGGCGCCTAGGCAAGTAATGAAACTAGCAAATAGGATTATCAAACAAGGCAAGCAACTGAAAATACCTATCGCGTTTAAATTTGACCAGAATCACCCTGTAGAGCATCAATATGGCGATACGGAATGTGGTATTTACTCCTTATACTTTATTGCGCATATGTTAGAAGACCGACATGATAGTGCTTACTTTAAAACGCATAAACTAAATGATAAATATATGGAACAGTTCAGAAAGGTTTATTTTAACGGCGACTTATAATATGAAGAGAGAGACGTATAATATGAAAACAATATAAAAGTATATAAATAATATTTGTAATTATTATTTATATGTTAAAACAATCACCCCAAGTAAATATTGACTTTATTACAAGCGAAAATATTGAGATGATCTGGGAGATAATTCTTGATGATATAAAAGACCGTATAAAAACGCAAGAACAACAATCCAATGCTCGGGGATTCTTTATAAATCAAGCTAGAATATTCTTTGAAAGAGAGAAATCTACTCAACAAGGTTTAATGCAAATGAATAAACAATTTATAAGTCAAATTATGAAAAGTTTTAATGGGCAAGGTCAAAATCACGGCCCAAGTCAAAACCCGAATCAAAACACGAATCAATTTCAAAAACAAAGTAAGCCCATTTTTAAAGCAGAAGACATTCAAGCAGAGCGATTAAATGCTTTTGAACGAGGATTAGAAGAGAAAAAGAATGATTTTTTAAACGCAATGACTATTCCAAAACCAGACGCACCAAATTTTAGCGATAATGCATTAGATGCTCCGATAGGTGGAGCGATGGAAGAACTAATCGCAAGAACCTTGGCGCAGCGTAACTTTGAGATTGAAGTTCTCAATAAATCTTCCAATAAAGATGATGTAGAGAAATGGTTAAAACCGACCGAGACATCCGTTAAAACCGAAAAGATTCAACAAAAACAGCAAAATGACGCTCAAATGGATGAAAAACAAAAGCAATATCAATATAAAAATAATCCAACGCCAAGATTTATTCAGATTGGCGATGAATTGCCAATCAATAAAAAGCAACTAACTTGGGGTGAAAATAAAGAGTATGAGTTTAATGAAATTACTTTAGAAATTAATCAAATTCCATCATATAACCCAAACTCAATGAGAGAAATAGAGGAAAATACAATAATAAACCGGAGTCCTATTAATAATATTCACAATAACACTATTAGTAACACTATTAGTAACACAATTAAGACGAATGATATATTTTCAAAATTAAAGTCCGTTAAAGAGGAACCGCCTCTAAGTAGTGATATCGCTTTATTAAATAACCGAATAAGTAACTTAGAGAATAAAATGGAGCAAATATTAGAATTACTCACAAATAAAAATTGATTGTGAAAATGCTGATACTTCAAAACAATAATATTCATATAGAACAAGAATGGTAAAACTATTCTCAACTACTATTTCCGTTTCTGCATTTTTGTCATTTTTGCAATTTATTTCATTCGCTAGTTCGCTGATGCCTAATAATAAATATATTAACAGGATTTCAAGGACAAAATTGTTTTGTTTAGATAATTGTAAGGAATATGATAACTGGAATAGTGGTGAAGTAAGTTGGGACTATAATCCTAACACACAGTATAATTCTGATATTAGTTAT